AAGAAAGTCATTACTTGTTGTTAGCAAACTGTTTACAGATAGACTTCCTATTCTGGCTCCTTGAGGCGTATGGGTACTGCTACTCATACCAATGAACTTGTTATGGTCAACTGGTATTTTGTAAGAGCATTGAATATCCTGAACACCATGAATCTGCTTCTGATTCAGGTAGAAATCCAAATTTTTCTTGTTTATTCTAGAGAATGCCATCTTATTTTAATATTTACACAAAAAAGTGTAATAATAAGTTGGTAAAAGGTAAAAGGTATGTCTAGCTCAATTTTTAATATTAGTTCATGGAGTAATTCTGTCGCATACAATAAGCATGATATTATCGTATACACAGATAATCGATATTATTACGCTAAAGCCGCTGTGCCCGCGAATAATCCACCAGTTTACTCTAGCGTGATATCTAATTCGGACGCTTACTGGGGAGGTTATTTTCAACACCCAGTAATTAAAAAAGATTATCCTTTGTTCATTTGGAGACCGTCTTATCAGACCCAAGCTAATTTTGAACCCAAAGTTAGCGTAATAAAATATGGAGATGGATACGAAAAAAGAGTAAGCGATCAAATTAACTTTAATCTTCTCAATTTTGAATTGAATTTTGACGGGTTAACCTTAGATGAATGTACTGCTATCCTTCATTTCTTTAGCGCAAGGTCAGCCAAGACAGCTTTTATTTATTACCCATCTGCACCTTATACAGTTGCGGCTACAGATGCCAAATTATTTGTATGTAGAAGATGGGGATCATCTAATCCATTCTTTAATAATTTCTCTATAAAAACTACCTTCGAAGAAGTCCCAGCATAAGATTATGGCCACTCAACAAGAAATTAAAAACGCATCTTTAAAAGTAAATAAAGAATTTTTCTCTCTTGAACCTTCTTCGATTATTTCTTTATTTGAAATTGACTTAACCAATCTTGGAGTAACAAATGCTTCTCAATTTGTAATTAATCTAAGGAATTTTCAATTGACTTTACCCGGAACAAAAAGCGGGATATTTAATTATAGCGTTATTAGATTGCATAATAATCTTAAATTAGGCAGAAATATTATTTATTGGAAAGGCGATGCTTATTTACCAGCACCTCTTTCAACTGAGGGATTTGAGGTAGCTTCTAGAGGCGTGTTCCCAAAACCGAAAGTGCAGATTAGTTTTTCTGATGATATGCTTGATGTCTTTTCTTTATTTAGGGGAACTATTAATTTTGGCGACTTGATTGGTGCGAAGTTCACAAGAATTAGAACATTCGCTAAGTTTCTTGACAGGAGCAACTTTTATCAAAACGACGGCACTTCTGCGCTATCTCCAGATAAATTAATCATACCAGATGGATTTGACCCTGATCCTAATTGCGAATTTCCTAGAGACATCTATTACTTTGATAGAAAATCTTCTGAAAATCGAAATAGCATTCAGTTTGAATTATCAAGCATAATAGACTTAGATAGAGTGAAGCTTCCCAAAAGGAGAGTTTTAAGTTATATTTGTCCTTGGCAATACAGGGGAGAAGGATGTTTGTATGAATATAAAGATAGATTAAATACAGACATTCACGGGACAACTACCCCAATATCAAATCAAAGCGATTCAAGTGGAGTATCAGCACCAGTTTGCGGCACAGAAGATGATCAAGTAATTCAAAAAATGGCTTTATTTTCCGATCTTACTATCGCAGCAAATGCTCCTAGCGAATGGGGATCATCAACGGAGTATGTCAAAGGAAAAGTAGTTTTTATAACTAAAAAAGATATAAATTTTTATTTCGTCGCAAAATCACTTGTCCCAATTAATACACCTCCTCCTAATGGACAATATTGGCTAGCAGATCAATGCTCTAAAAGCATTAAAGGATGTAAAATTAGATTTGGAGAAAATCCTTTACCTTTTGGAGGATTTTATGGAGTATCTAATTACAATAGAGGGGCGATGTAATGATTTCAGATGAGATAAAAGCTAAAATAAAAGCGCATTCATTAAAGGAAAACCCAGATGAATGTTGCGGCCTTTTGCTTTTAAATAAAAAGAACGCACTAGAGGCTTTCGCTTGTAGGAATATCGCTCAAGATAAAGAAAATGAATTTGTTGTATGTCAGCTAGACTACTTAAAAGCAGCAATGAATGGCAAAATTGTTGGTATTTATCACTCTCATTGTATACAAGATAATTCTTTTTCAGAGTTAGATAAGCAGATAAGCTACAAGCTTAACATAAAAAACATAGTTTATATACTGAAAAGGGATTCTTTTGAAGAATATTCTCCAGAAAATTACTACAATAAATACATTGATAAAGACTTTGTGATTGGGGTATCTGACTGCTTATCAATAGTAGAAAACTATTACAATGAAGAATTTGGCATTAAGATTTTCCATTATGGAAGAACAGCAGATTGGGATAAAGACTATCCAGAGTTTGTAAAAAATAAATTAGCAGAGTTTTGTGAATCACAAAATTTTGACAAGTTTTTCGAAAAAGAGAATTTCATTAAAGTCGAAGGCATAGAAAACGCTAAGAAACATGACATTATAGTATTTAAATATTTAGAGAATTACCCTTCTCACTTTGGTATTTACCTTGGACAAAATTATATTTTACACCAGCCAAGAAATAAAAAATCAATTATTGAAAAACTAACAGACGCAGAAAAAAGAAGAATATACTGTTTCGCAAGGAGCAAGGAATTATGTTAACAGAAAAAATAAAAAATCAGATCATTGAACACGCTAATACTTCCAATAATGAAGTGTGTGGATTTTTAGTACGCACAGATGGCGGATTAGCGATTGAAAAAAAAGAAAATCTAATTAATTCTGCTACTGAGTTCATGATGGATTTGAATGGTCAGTCTGGCATTGCTGCATATTATCATTCTCATATTGATTTTGATGCTATTTCAGAAGCGGACAAGATTGTTTCGGAAAGGCTTGGTTTAGCCTGTATTATTTACAATAAGCAAAGCGGATCTTTCTACATCTATAATCCAAATAGTTATAAAATTCAGTACACAGGAAGGCCTTTCCTTTTGGGGTTTGCTGATTGCTTGTGGCTAGTAAAAGATTATTACTGCCATGATTTAAACATCCATCTTTGCCCAGAATTAGAAGCTCTTAAAAGTAATGTTTCTGAAGAAGAATTTAATGAAATGGCGAGCAAAAGATTCATTGATGAAGCAGAATCTTTAAAAAATAAAGACAATTATTTAAAAAAATATTTTGAGTATAATAATTTTAGGCAGGTTTACGACTTAAAGAAAAACGATGTCCTAATAATGAGAACAGAGAAATTCAATTTTCCTATTCATTGTGCGGTTTATTTAGGTAAAGACACGATCTTACATCATCCGGGAGACGGAATCTCTATTACCGAAAGACTTTCTAATAGATATAAAAAATGGGTAATTTATATAATGAGAAACAACCTCTATGACTAACATAACTTTACACGGTGAAATAGCAGAACAGGTAGGCAGAGAGAATTGGAACTTAAACGTAACTTCTATAAAGGAAGCCTTACGAGCTATTCAAGTATTGTCTAAGGGTAAATTGTTAAAATATCTAATTGGAGCCGCAGAAAAAAGCGTAGAATATAAAGTGCTAGTCAATAAAAGAGAAATAATAAATCCAGAAAATATTTCTCTAGAAATGCCAGAGTCTATTGTCAATTCTGAATTAGTAATGATTAATGAAAAATTAGAAACTTTAGACATTGTTCCAATTATCAAAGGTGCTGGCGGTGGTGGCGATAGCACAACAAAAGGAGTTTTAGCTTTAGTGCTTGGTGTTTTATTAATTGCATCAGGCATTGGAGCCGCAGGAGGAGTCGCTATGTTGGGCATTGCTGCATCATCAACTGCTGCCACTGTTCTTTCTGCTGCGTTAATTGGAGCAGGCATTGGCTTGGCCGTAACTGGTGTCACTTTATTGATGATGTCTCCTCCAAAATTTGATGATTTTAGGAAAATAGATAACGGAGGCGGTAAACCTAGCTACTTATTTGATGGCCCTTCTAACATTCTTGGAGAAGGTGGCCCTGTGCCAGTTGGATATGGGAGGATGAGGATAGGCTCTCAAACAGTTGAGATATCAATGAATAATGTTGAACTTGATGTTAAGTCAACCGCTAAAGACGTTAAAAACGAAATTTATAATATATAAAAATGAACAATCTTGAAGATTTTAAATACATAAAAGGCTTTGG